TCAACAGGCAACTGGTATTGCAACTTTAAATGCTGATGCTTTTGACCTTTCAGGATTATCTGAATTACAACTTGGTTCTATTGGTGCAGAATTAGGAACTACAATTAATGAATTTTCTACAGACGAAACTTTATCAGGAGATTCAAACAGTGCTGTGCCTACAGAAAGAGCCGTATTAAGATATTTAACACAAGATAATGCAGGTACAGGTGCGTGGGTTCCACCAACAGGTACGACAGCAGAAAGACCATCAGGTGGTGATCTATATACAGGTGCAATACGATACAATGCTACATTAGTTACTTGGGAAGGCTATAACGGCTCACAATGGACAGGTTTAGGTGGTGGTAATCCTTGGCAAACATTTACATCAGACGGTTCTACAGGATTAAACATAGCTGCAAACGACCGTTATTTTGTAAACACTTCAGGTGGTGCCGCAACGATTACTTTACCAGCTACACCATTAGTAGGCGATCAAATCAGTGTATTAGATTTAGCAAGTACTTTTGACACAAACAATTGTACATTTGTAAGAAATGGTAATAAAATAATGGGATTAACAGAAAATTTAATATTATCAACTGAAGATGAAGCAATAACTTTAGTTTACACAGGTGCAACATTTGGTTGGAAATTAACTACAAATTTATAATATAAATATATTTAAAAGTTAAACTATGGCAAATTCTAGGGACTTTACAGGAAAAAATAGAAAATTTACAGGCACTAAATCTATTATTGTACCTAAAGGAACAACAGGACAACGTGTAGGTTCTGAATCTGGAGAATTGCGTTTTAATACAACTATAAACGAAGTAGAGTTTTATACAGGCACGGTATGGAAATCTATGAAATTAACTTAAACTATGGCAAATTCTAGGGACTTTACAGGAAAAAATAGGAAGTTTACAGGAACTAAGGGTATCATTACGCCTAAAGGAACAACAGGAGAACGTGTAGGTTCTGAATCTGGAGAATTGCGTTTTAATACTACAACCGGGTTATTAGAGTTTTACAACGGTACTGCTTGGGTACCAGTTGAATCTCCTCCTTCAATTTCAACTATAACCACAAGTGATAGTACTGGTACAACCACAATATTAAATGCCGACGGCTCTACACTTTATACAATTACAATTAATGGTTCTAAATTTGATGTAGGTGCAACTGTAAAATTTATAGGTAATACAGGCACACAATATACCGCAGGTAACGTAACTCGTGTTTCAAGTTCACAAATTACTTGCACAACACTTTCAAATATGGGCACAACAGATGACCCTTACGATATTCTCGTTGAAAATCCTACCACTCTTTCGGCGACAGCTGAAGATGCTTTTAGTTACAATTCGCCGCCGGTATTTGTAACAGCATCAAGTCAGTTAGCAGCTCTTTATGTAGGACAAGTAGCAAATTTAAATTGTTCAGCAACAGACGCTGAAGGAAATACAATTACATATTCAATCGTATCAGGAAGTTTACCTGGTACAGGTTTATCATTGTCAAGTTCAACAGGACTAATTACAGGTACTTTAGGCGGTTCACCATCTTTAGGAAATTATTCTTTTATAGTTCGTGCTTCAACAACAGAAGGAATAGTGGAAAGACAATATTCTATTCAAGTAATTGTAAATCCTTATATATCAGCTTCAGGTGGTACAATAATAACCTCTGGAGATTTTAAAACACACATTTTTACAGGACCAGGAACTTTTACTGTAAGTAGTGCAGGATCTCCAACAGGTTCAGATACAGTAGAATATTTTGTTCTGGCAGGTGGAGGTGGAGGCGGAGGAAGACACGGAGCCGGTGGAGGTGCAGGAGGATTTAGATTACGTACAATAACAACACCTTCTTCTCCATTAAATGCTCCAGCAAATTTAGGAGTATCAGTACAAGGTTATCCAATCACAGTGGGTTCAGGAGGATCAGGAGGACCAGGAACAGGTAGCCCAGGAAGTTCATCAACATATTCTTCAATAACTTCAGCAGGAGGAGGTTATGGAGGCGGTAATGACAATTCCGGAGGATCACCTGGAGGTTCAGGCGGTGCTGGTACAACAAGATTTCCCTCTCCCAATGGAGCAGGTAATGATCCTCCAGTATCGCCGCCTCAAGGTAATCCTGGATCTCCAGGTGCAAGAGGTGGTGGTGGAGCTGGAGCAACTTCTGGAAGTGATACTGGAGGAATAGGATCTTATATTTCTAATACATTTTTTGGACCATCAGCTCCAAGTTATGGTGAATCAGGACCTGTAGGTTCAACTAGATATTTTGGTGGTGGGGGAGGTGGAGAAGGTAATGTAGGAGGAGATGGAGGAGGAGGCGATGGTGTAGCCGGTTCTCAGGATGCTTCTGCTGCTCCTAATAATATGGGAGGTGGCGGTGGTGGAGCCGGTTTTGATGGTGGTAATAGACGAGGTGGTAACGGCGGTTCTGGAATTGTAGTAATAAGATATAAATATCAAAATTAAAAAATATGGCACATTTTGCAAAAATAGCATTATACGGAAAAGTTTTAACAGTATTAACGGTTGATGATAAGGACTGTTTAAATAATGAAAGTATAGAAACTGAATCCGTAGGTCAAAAATATTTAGAAAAACATAACAATTGGCCTGCTATGTTATGGATTCAAACATCATATAATACATTTGAAAATAAACACCTATTGGGAGGTAAACCTTTAAGAGGAAATTATGCAGGTATAGGTTATACTTGGGACGAAGATAATCAAATTTTTTGGCCTCCTTCTCCTTTTAACAGTTGGATAAAACATATTCCTACAGCTTCGTGGAAATCGCCAATTGGAGATTCTCCTGCTTTATCAACAGAACAACAATCTCAAAATGCAGCTAAAACTCATAAGTGGAGTTATTCTTGGAATGAAGAAAATCAATCCTGGAATTTAGAAAATATGTTATAATTTACATTTTTGAAAAATTTTTATATGAAAAAAATTATATTATCTGAGATTGGGTTATATTATGGCCAAGTAAAAATGCCTAAAGGTTTTGAAATAAACCGAGAAAAATTAAAAACCGACATCATATTTCATACAACAGAAAATAAAAAATTTCCTTTTTCTAAAGATTGGGATATGTTACAAACATATTTACGTGAACATATAAATTTGGAATATAATTTTTTATTAATAACAAAAAACACGTTTGGTAATATTTACAAAGAAGATAAACATTCTTATAATTTGTTACATATTGATCCTATAGATTTAAAAAACTCACCTGATTATGTTATGCTATATGGTGTGGATATTGAAAAAAATTCTTGTAACATTTGTATAGAATATGACGATAATAGAAGAAAAGGTAGGGGCTGGAAAATTATACTAAATAATAATGATTTTATAATGTTTCCATCCACACAAAGATATTTTTTAACATTTAACAATCCAAAGCAATCAAGTTTTATATTAACAACAACCTACGATTATTTTTAAAAAAATGAAAGAAATAACATTAGTAAATTTTAAAAGTAACCCTAAAATTTCTCCATTTGCACCAGAGTGGAATTATTTTTTAATTGAGTCTAATATTAAAAAAATAAATTTTAAAAAATTAACAAAATATTTGTTAGATAAAGAAAAACAATTATTAAAATTATCAAATACCATAAAAGGAAATAATATAACTGATGGATATACAGGTTTGGGAAAAAATAGCGTTTCAGCTAGATATGATAAGTATAATGTTTTTAGTTGGAAAAATAAAGAAATTATTAATTTAAAAAATAAAATAATAGAATTGCATAATGAATTTTTAAAAAAATTAAATATAGAATTACCAAAAGAATTGTATATACAATCTTGGATAAATGTAATGAGAAAAGGAGAAAAAATACTTCCTCACATACACGATACCGGACCAGATACTTATTTAGGAGGAAATATATGTATTCAGTGTGAAAACACTTCTACCATTTATATAAATCCTGTAAATCAATTAAATGATCCTGAAATTTATTCTAGTGAAAATAAAAAAGGTAAAATAACTTTATTTCAAAATAATTTACCACACTACACTACTATTAACAATTCAAATAATGAAAGAATAACTATAGCTTTTGATTTAACGTATTTTAAAAAATGCGATAATTATATAAAACTACTATAAAATGAATTTAAAAAATTATTATTACTATTTTAAATCAGCTTTATCTTCAAGTTTTATGGATGATATAATGGCCTATGGAAAATTACATCAAACTAATATGGCTACTACAGGTTCCGTAAATAATAAATTAGAGTTAGGAGAAAAACTAACTAAAAAAGATATTACAAATATACAAAAAAAAAGAAAATCTGAAGTTGTGTGGTTGAATGATAAATGGATTTATAAAGAAATACACCCCTTTATACACGAAGCTAATAGATTGGCCGGTTGGAATTTTGACTGGGATTTTTCCGAATCTTGTCAATTTACAAAATATGGAGTAGGACAATACTACGGATGGCATTGTGATAGTTTTGAAAGTCCTTATAACAGACCTCAAAATTCTGATGGCACATTTCCGCCTGACCACGGAAAAATAAGAAAACTATCAGTAACAATTTCTTTAAGTGATCCTGATGAATATGTAGGCGGCAATTTAGAATTTGATTTTAGAAATCAAGTGGACTGGGAAAACAACAAAAAAACAAAAATTAAAGAGTGTACAGAAATACGACCTCGTGGTTCTATTATTGTATTTCCTAGTTTTGTATGGCATAGAGTTAGTCCAGTAACCAAAGGTACAAGATATTCTTTAGTAATGTGGAATTTAGGATATCCGTTTAAATAAAAAAAAGGAAAATATGAGCTTTAATAAAAATAATTTTTTAGTAATAAAAAAAGTAATAGAACCGAAAGTAGCTGAGTTTATATATAACTACTTTTCAATGAAACTACAAGTGGCAAGAACATTTTTTGATACAAAATATATTTCTCCATTTGCAACAGAATTTGGAGTATGGAATGATAATCAAGTTCCAAATACTTATTCTCATTATTCAGATATAGCTATGGAAACTTTATTGTTAGCTGTTCAACCTGTTATGGAAAAAGAAACAGGATTAAAATTAATTCCAACATATTCGTATGCAAGAATTTATAAAAAAGGAGATATATTACACAGACACAAAGATAGATTTAGTTGTGAAATATCTACTACATTAAATCTAGGTGGAGATAAGTGGCCTATTTATGTTGAACCTAATCCTAAGATGGGCGGTTTAGTTGAAGGCAAAGGTTACATATCTAATAACACCAAAGGTATTAAAGTAGATTTAAAACAAGGTGATATGTTAGTTTATAGAGGTAACATATTAGAGCATTGGAGAGAAGAATTTAAAGGTCAAGATTGTGGACAGGTATTCTTGCATTATAACAATGCACAAACCAAAGGATCAAAAGACAATATCTTTGATAAAAGAAAACATTTAGGACTTCCAAGCTGGTTTAAAAAATAACAAGTAATTTAAAATGAAGCAAAAAAATATTTTTACTAAAGATACAAATAATAAAGACATTCTTATTGATACAGAAAATAATAATTATCAAGTAATGATGGCTTGGGAAAAGCCATATATGAAACAATTAATTAAAAATTTAAACCCAAGAGGTCATGTATTAGAAGTAGGATTTGGATTAGGATATTCTGCAACAGAAATACAAAAATATAAAATTAAATCACACACAATTATAGAGTCTGATAAAAATGTTTTAAAAAAACTTAAACAATGGTCTAAAAAACAAAAAAATAAAGTGAACATTATAGAAGGATTTTGGCAAGACAAATTAAAAACATTACATAAATTTGATTCTATTTTTTTTGATGATGCTCCTCTTAAAGAGTACCCAGATATTGAAGATATAAGAGTTTATGATTTTTTTTACAAAGTTTTAAAAAGTCATGCTAATAAAAATTGTTCTTTAAGTTGGTATTGTTGCAGAGAAATATATTGGTTATGCCACCCATCTGTTGAATGGAGTTTAAAAAAATACAAAATAAATATTCCAAATAATTGTAATTACGTTCAAAATAAAGATAAAAAATCTATGTATTTACCTTTGTTAAAATTTACAAACGGAACAACAGACAAGATATGTCCAGTAGTAATTAATAGACATTTTGAGTTAAAACAGTTAAACCAATAAAAAACTAACGATATGATATATTTAATTTTAGGAATACTTCTTGGTGTCTATGCTGAATGGAAATGGCAATTTGCAGACAACATTATAGAATCAATTAAGATTCACCTAAACTTGAAATAATCAAGTTAATTACCATATCCGTTAAAACAAACGGAGATAACAATGCTAAACTATTCAGACTTTAAGAACTATTGGACTAAGTTCTACGCAGATGCTTTTGAAGATGCTAAAACATT